CGTCAGACACATTAAACACAGCTTGCCCAACGGCTCCGGACCCTACTACTGGAATAGTTACCGATCTAGAACCACCATCCATTGGAATAACTTGCCCGGCTGTAAATGTACCAGATGCAGTCTTAGCTACCACATAGTAGTACGTCCTTGCAGTAGCAGCTGGGAGGGCTCCTGTACCACCGACAAAATCTTCTGATGATGTATTAGTTGTTATGGTAGCTGTACCGGATGAGAACGATACATCAGCAAACCGTCTTCTAAACTGGTAGCTGGTAGAGGTTACGTTTTCAATATTGTTTTGCGGTATTGAAAATAATAAAGTATCATAAGATGCATCATATAATTGAGCTTCATCAGATACAATAGCTGTTGAGTCAATATTAGCACGGAAGGTTGTATTAGCAGTGTTGTAGGTGTTGTTTGTTATACCTGCAATATACCTGACGTTTGCAAACGTATTAGATGTAAGGTTAATATCATTAAGAAATAATTTATAAGTAGCTGTAGTATTAGAACCTGAGTTATATTCTATTTGCTTAACATGGGCCGTACCAACTCTTGTAGCAAAAGATATGGTGGTATTGGCGTGATGTAACTCAACGTTTGAGCCTAATGCTGGTAGGGAGTACCCAGGTACCCCAACTACTGTATAGTTACCGTAGAACGGGGATATATCAAACCCTGCCACATTCTCTGTGTCTCTGGCCTTATCTAAAGCAAGACGTGTAGGTGCAACAGTTTCAACCTCATACCCACTAACATAAGCCTTACCAGGTAATACATCTGTAATAATGGTGTTTGCAGTATCTGTGGTATCGTTGAGGTGTAGAATAAAGTTTTTGACAAGGTAGTTGCCTGACTCATCAAACGTTCGGCGCGCCAACGCTTTGTCGAGTTCCGAATACTCTGTCTTTTTAGATTTAAGCGTTTGACCTTCTTTAACTCGAATAATTTCAATAAAATCCGGGTTATTAGTTAGATCGGGATTCTCATCAATTAAATCTAATGAAACTAAATCCAGGGAAACTTTAAATCTATCAGCACCCGGGGCGAAATAATTATATGTACTAATTGCTGGGTCTAGTAAGGTTTCATCGTCATCAGATGTAATAGCACTTTCTGTAATACTATACCCTACTGATGCAGAGGGGTAATTACTGTACTTAGAAGGTATTACAGACTGAGCTTGTGATTTAAGGAAATACCCGTTCTTAAAAAATACCCCCTCATTGACCGCAATCTCCATTGTAGGTTGAGTAGCTTTTTGTGTAAAGGTAAAAGTGGTACTAGCCAAAGTAGCACCAGCAAACTCGTTTATCTTAACAGCTGTAGATGATGTAATTTCAATAACATATAAAGTTTTTGTTAACCCTGAAGCAGTTACTAAGTCACCAACATTAATATTTGTTGTGCTTGCCAGTGTTACCACTTGCGAGTATTCTGAACAACTACCCGTCTTTGTTACTGTTACATCCGCAACCGTAACCGCATGATAAGAAGATACGTTGTCTTCGTTAAGCGCATCTAAAAGATTAGGATAAAAATCTAAAGTTTCTTCTGCACTAAAAATAGAAGCATTTGAAGTGTTGCTTGGCTTGATTACAATTGTTGGAGGATCCCCAATAGTAGGGTCATCTGCTTCATAAACGTATTTTACTTCACCAATAACCCCTGAAGAAGTACCTTTAATGTAAAGATTAGAAAAATTAGCTACAGCTATATCAGTAGCATTATAAGTAGTTTTAAGTCTGACCGTCTTAACTCCACTATCTAAAAAGATCTCTCCACCTAAGACTCTAGAACCATCTTTAAAAATGTGACTACCGAATTTCGATACTTGATTCTGCAGTATCGATTGAATCTGATTTAGTTCCCTCGCTTGAACAGCCACCCCGGGTTTAAACAGGATATGATGAAAATTCTTATCCTCGTTAAAATCGTCGTAGTACGGGTCGGTGTTAAAATTAATCGCCATCTCTTACCTATTATAATTTAATTACTGTTCTTAAAGTAACTAGTTGTTGTGCGCTGTGACTAACGGCTGTTCTGTTATCAATGTATAATAGATCACCGCTAAACTTATTTATATCAGGGCTATTATTAATAACTGTAACCGTGTATTCAGTATTTGAAGATTCTAGAACCAAAATATCATCTACAGCAATATCGTGATTATTTTTGTCTTGTATAAGAATTTGGTTTGTACTGCTCTTAATTTCAACTATTTCAAATGATCTTTTAGAGCCAGAAGCGGTGTGGGTAAGTATATCATCCCGTACTAGACCGGTAACCGCGTCCATTGTTAGTAGGAAGCATGCACTACCGATAATGTTAGCAAAAGAAAGCCCGCTATTATGTTTTTTAAGATCTTTAATAATACCAAACTGTCTGTAATCGTTTTGTACGTCAATACCATGATTCTTTTCATTATTAATAGTAGAGGTAAACATAAGTGTATCAGCAAAAAGTTCTCTTACTGGATCACTTCCATGACCTTTAAATGGTGAAAGAATTGCAGATACGTTAGCATTAGACCCGTCCCCGGTAATTACTACATTAGCATATGTATAACGAACACCTGGAGTTTGAACAGTTATGTAACTTATAGTGTTGTTACTAAGAATAACATTACCGCCAAACCCTTCACCATCACCTGTTACTGTCACATTGGCATAAGAGTACCCGTTGCCTACGTTACTAACTCTAAACGCATGCAAGCCCCCGTCAACAGCTGAAAGCTCTACTACAGTCTGTAATGTATCTAAATCATCTACAGAAAGGTTGGCAAATGCGTTAGCACCTGTACCTGCTCCAGCAATAGTAATATCTAAATGAGTATACCCGTTTCCTCTTTCCTCAATAATAATATCTTCAATCTGTCCAGAAGTATTTACAAAAGGTGTTAGAACTGCCCCTGTTCCGTCTCCGATTAAAGATATAGTTGTCTGAATGTTTGAGCTGTACCCTTTACCTTGGTCCGCAATAATAACGCTTTGTATTTGACCGTTAGCTAAAACAGGTGTAAGTATTGCGGTACTAGCAAAAAATAAATTAGCTGTAGCATTAGAAGATGGTTGACTATTACCTGTAGTTGAAATAATAATAGTAGTATTAGCTTTTGCGGCGTTAGAGTACTGCGAACCAGGGTTGGTTATAACTATATCTACTAACTGATTACTACTAAAAATTAAATTAGCTTGAGCATTAGAGGCCGGCTGCACACTACCGGTCGTAGCTATAGTTACAATAGTATTAGCAACAACATTTGTAAAATAATTAGAGCCTGGGCTAAAAATCTTTACATTACTTACACCCTTGTTGTGACTAGTTGCTGTACCTGAACTATCGGTAATATTAATTGTAGCAGTTTTGTAATTATTACCGGGAGCATCAATAATAATATCTATAAATTCACCAGCGGTATTTAAAACTGGTCTAAGATTGGCAATAGAATTACCAGAACCACCAAGAAACTCACCATTTACAGTAAGTGTGACTTCAGAATTACCAGAATAACCTGAGCCAGCATTATCAATAACAATACTACTTACCTCCCCTCTAGAGTAGTAAGCATTAGTTACCGCGCGCTGTACAGGCATGTAATCCTGAGTCAAGAATCGATTTTGAGAAGATAGAGGAATAGTGTACAAATATTTCCATATATAACCATCTGATGTGGTTAGCATAGTTATATCTTGACCGTAGGGCTCTTCTGTAGACTGCGCACCATTATTATTAAAGATGCATTTGTATACCCCATAGGTACTTGTTAATACATAAAAATTAGCATCTTTTAATTTAGTGGCACCGGAATCTGAGGTAAATGATGAACTATAATCATCAAATTGATCGTATACTGTACCTGTTGTCCAATCAATTCTCGGTACAACATAAGATATATCTCTTAAATTTATTTTCTTTACACTTAGTATACCATTTCGAGTATAATTCTCATAACTTTGAGTATCTTCTGGGGTACCAGCAACTAGAGGGCTTGGCCACTCTAGTACATTACCAATAAAATAGTAATAGTTAGATCTACGGGAAAGAAATTCATTATAGACAGTATCCACTAAAGACCGGTGGATAGTGTCCTTTAAAAGAAAAGCCATGTTATGCTACAGTAACGTTCCAAGTAATAACAATCGTGTCACCGGCAGATTTGGTAACGGTGCTGAAGGTAGTACGACATAGTAAATTACCTGCTGAAGAGTCATTTAAGATACCTGCTTCAGCAATGGAACCTGTACCTGTACCGGCTGGAAATGTTGCAACGTAGGTAATTGTATTAGACGCTCTTGTTGAGGTATCTAAAGCAACACGCCCTAATTCACTACCAAGCGCAGTTTGCGAGCTTGCAGCTGCAGTTGCTGATGACCCAACTGCCATATGGCTCATAACTGCTACTGTATTGCCCAGTAATCTTGCAGCAATTACATCTTTACCTACTGCAACTACTAAGTTGTTAACTTTTCTGTAGTCTTTTTGTAAGCCCATTTCATCTAGAAGAACTACTTCTAGATTACCTTTAATATTAATTGATTCTGTAAGCATTAATTTTCCTTAAATTACAACAGTACCTGAAGCGGGGTTTGCAACGTATACACTCTCGAAATAATCACTCGAAGCATAATCTGTTACATATAACACACCAGAGATCGACTCTGTAACTGATACTGTACTATCTGTATTATTTATAGTTGTATATAGAGTTATAGATAGCGAATCTGTAACATTTGCTGACTCTGGGACGAGGGTCTTGAGTAATGCAACCGTGATTGTATCCAGTGTATTAAATACACTGTTAAGTTGGGTGAGTACATTTCTTCTTGTTTCAACTGTAACATTAGCGCTAATATTAGCAGTAGCGGAAACTACTCTATTTACAAACATATTAGTACCGGCTTGGTGTACTAATTTTTTAACTAAATCATAAAATACACTAATATCAAGTTCTGATTCAATCTGGTAAGCAAATGGCTGATATAGTTCGCTATCCTGTAATCTTATGTCTGGCTCTGATAAAAAACCTTGAGTTGAAGTATATTCACCAGGATACCTAGCGATGGCTCCAATAGAAAAACTTATAACAGCATCGCTTGCATTTTCGGCACCTGCAATGGTTACTGATGTGCCGAGTTGAGAGGTTGTAGTACTTTGATTTAGTAACTGACCGGTGTAGGTTATATCAACATAGTCAGTATCAAAATATCTTGTAGGAGAAGAAATATCTTCATACCTTACAATCTCAAGAGATTCTTTAAACCCCCCAGTTTTAGTATCGAGTATTTTTGAAAAAGCAGCTACACCAAGACTATTGGTGAGCGATATCAGTACATCCTCAGTAAAGTTATAACCGTAATTAAGTATCCTTAAACTTTGAATTGCCCCGGTTGCACTTACTTTAGTAATTCTGACAAGGGTATCAACTGCCCCGTAAACAGATACATTAAAAATTTGACCAGCAACAAAACCTGATCCCCCGCTACCAATAGACCAACCCGTAGTGGTTGGTTTTACAGTACCTGTAAATAGTAGAGTGGCAGCGCTGCTTACAGATACTGTATCATCTATTTCAAAGGGAACGTTTACTGCGCTATAGTAAAAAATTTCAAATAAATCAGTAGTTAAATTTTTAACGCGAACAACTTCAACAGTATAGCTTATATTATTTTTTGATAGTGTTAAAAATCTATTCTTAATATCACTGGTACTACCGTATGTTTTCAGTACACGGATAGAAGTACGTAAACTCCATTGACCATCAGAAGGTCTTAAAACAAAATCGTACGGGTGACGGGTTGTTGCAGTAGCATCATATAAAACTCTGAACAACGTCTCAATAGAAAGTGTACTGCCTTTTGCAGCATAAAGATCCTTGACTCTCTTGATTAAAAGAGGCTTATTGACCTGTAACGTATATGGTAGGTCTTTAGCATAATTATTAATAAAATAATTTACAAATGAATCTGCTGTTTGATCAATATCACTATATTGTCGAGCGTTTTGAACAAGCTCTAACGCACCTTGATCTTGTTCTAAAAATTTATAGTAGTATTCTAAAAAAGCTACAAAGGTAGTATAATCGGACCTGATAAATTCAGGCAGCTGACTATTTACTAGCTTTGAGACTTTATCTTTTATTCTTGTAGTAGCCATATTATACTGATGCTGCAACCGTTATACTTGTACCTGCTACTACACCACTTACTCTATTAGTTGTAGAATCGTCTAGAACTAAAATCTCGTTCTTAGATATAGATAAATTATAGCTCGACTCCTGTATGCTTGCATTAATTCTTATATCTGTTGCACCAGCAGGTATACCTGTAGGAGTAATACTGGTGATACTTACCACCCCTGTACCATAATTAACTGTTCCAATATTGTTTGAAATTACTGTATTTGTTGTTGTACTTATTAGTCTGAGGACCCCGCTACCAGAATCACTAGGTGGTGTATCGTCAGGTAAGTCTGTAATCTTAACTAATGTAGCTACACCGTTTACTAGAATATAAAAATAACTAGAAAGAATTGATCCTGGTTTAATTGGATTTCTGTATTTAATAGTAGAACTACCAGTGTATACATTTGTGGTATTCAGGGTAGGTATAATTCTTTTTTGTACTTTTAGATTTAACAATACATTAGTAATCGAGCTGTTACTCTCTTGAATCAGGTTTGTAAGTTTATAGTGATTAAAATTTTTGTTAAACTTCTGTAAGTCAGTAGAAAAGTAATTTACAATAGCCGCATCAGCAAACGACTTAATCTGCTCTGCTGATAATGTTGTTAATGATGGGTTGTATATAATGCTTGCGCCTATACCTACATGTAAATATACAGGATCTACAAATTCAGGATTTACAGTAATTGCTTTTTTTGTTTTAAGAATTGTATCTTTAATAGACTGCTTGGTAGCATCAGAAATTGTGTAACCAGAATAAGGTTTTAAAGATATCATTACTTTACCGTAATAAGGTGGGTCATTGTCTTCCCCTCCCCAAACAGATACAGATTCTGCCCCGGTGTAGTTAGCTAAAATTAACGCTTCATAATCAGCAGCTGTGACAGCTCTATTTCTAGACGCGTTAACTCTAGGTGCATTAAATTTAATAGAGGCAATACCCTCCACATCTGCACCACCAGTAGAGTTGCTGTTAACCGTAACTCCAATATTACTTGAACCACCGATAGTAGTTGCTGCAATAAAGCTTTGAGCAACAGTACTTGAAACATTAACTACAGCGCCTTGTACAGTTGTGTATTGAATGTTTATGATATTACCAACACTTAGACCTTGACCTATTACATTATCACCAAAGTAAATTTCATATTTACCTCTGGTGTTTTGCTCTAAGAAATATACTTTTGAGGTATCATCTATACCGGTTATATCAGTAGATAGGTTAAACGTAGAGGTTGTTGCATTAGAGGCAGACGTCTGAACTGAAACAGACAGAGTAGTAGTGTCAACGAAGTCACTTGGAATTTCATATTTGGTGCTCGTAGCAGCATCTGCAACCACGTAACTGTAGCTCAGGAGAGCGCCTTCTTTTACATTAATATTAGAGAAGGTATAGGTAGTACCGACTCTTAAGGCGGTCTGGGCCTCAGTTGTAAGAAAGGTATAAGATGTACCGTCTACTGTAGATGTGAAAGGGGTGTACCTATTCATAGTTAGACTTGGAGGAAGTCCAACAGGGCTTGTAACTACTATATTGAGATTAGCTACTGCACCCCGGGCTGAGGTTGGAGTATAACCTAGGTGCTTGGCAATTGATACGGCCGAGGATCTCTTAACTGCAGAGTCTAGGAACATCTCATTCATTAACATATTGGCAAGATATGCATTGTAGTGAGTATTATAGGCTAATACATCTAGTAATACAGAGAGACCTGAACCCTCAAAGTCATAGTCTGTAAACTCACTCTGAGCGTTTAAGTAGGTTTTTAAATTAGTCTTGATCTGATCAAAGTCAAGCTCTGCTATTCTTAAGTTAGACATTATCTTACTCTTGTTATAAATGTGGTTAAAGTAATAGGTCTCTCAGAGTTATTAATTTTAAAAATAATGTCAATACTTAGATCATTTTGATCTATACGTTCCCGTAACTTCACATCTAACACTGTAGCTCTTGGCTCAAACTTTTGTATGGTATCAAAGATAGTCTTCATCATCACCTGCTTGGTTACAGGGTTGAAGTTCTCAAACAATAGTGAATATATCTGACATCCTATTTCTGGATGAAAGGGACGTTCGTAGTGCTTAGTTGAAATTAAATTTCTAAGCGATGATTTAACCGCCTCTTCATCTGTCTTTTTAGTGACATCACCTGTTATGGGGTGAGATGAGAAGAGTAGATTTAAATCAGAATATTGTCTGGTGTTTCTAGTTATAGCCATGTTTATATTTATAGGTAATAAATTAATTAGCTTGCAAATACCGTTGGGGAGCCCTGGGTAATTACATTATCTCCCATGGTATCACCAATGCGCCCGACACCTTTCCCACCAATAAAAACCTGCCCAGATCCTGAATCTAAACCAGAAGTATCGATTATAGTACATCCAGGTTTTGGGTGCGGGGCAACCTTATTACCCTGAACGGTTATTAATATACCGTTGGCGTAGACACTATTAGAATTACCTTCTCCAACACTGGTTTTAAGAGGCATTCTACATTTGAATCCTGAGCCATCTGGAGAAAGTACGTTATCACCAATTCTAGATATTGCTGGCATTTAAGGTCCTCTTATACGTAAGTTACCAATATTAGTAACAGCAGTTTGATATCTCCAAACAACCCATTGACCAACATCTACCTGTATGGTTACAGTCCCAGTTTCACCTGGACCTGTTACGTTAAATGCATATGCATTATTTTGAGTCACTGGATTTGGCATCTCATACTTAACAAGAGCCTTAAATGGGTCTTCTGTGTCAGGAGGTAATACTTGCAATGTATTATCATCTAATACAAACTCATAGTATTCATTATCAAACACACTTCCAAATGTACCCGATAATGTAACAATATTACCTGAGTAAGATACATTCATACCGTGAGCGGCAAAATCGTACAGCGCAGTAACATTAGTAGCTGGGCTTGAGGAGGTACCTTCTGGTGCTATAGGG